ACAATCCATCAAAAACAATCATTTCCGATCATATGTGATTATCTCTACAATGCCGCCTCATTCACCAGCATGGGGGTATCTGTACGTGATTCTGTACATGATCGCATTTGTTGTAACAGCTTTATTTGCTGTCGCAGCGCAAGACCTTAATTAGTTTACATTTCCGTATAAAACCGGCTACAATGCCCCAACCAACTACAGTTCGGGGTGCCAAGTGGACTCATTACAAGTAACTTTACGTATAGATGAATGCCTATTCTTTGAATTGGAAGATCACCTGTTCCAGTTTGATGCTATTATCGACTCCATAATGGAGACAGACCTACAGCGCAATCAGATACGGGAAGCCCTTTCTGACTGGTGCGCGTCTGTCACAGAGCAAGTGGAAGAGATAACTGAAATTAAACATTCTGAAATCGAAGAGCCAACACTAACCGCCGATGAAGTATTCGGTACTGAGGTTTAATGCGACCGAAGTGGATACCTGACGAGCTAGTATGCCGTAAAGCTCGTGAAATGGCTTCTAAGGGACTTACTGTTACGCAGATAGCTCATTGCCTTGGTGTGAGTGACGCAACCGTATACGAGCGCCAGAAGGAGTTTCCAGAGTTTTCAGAGGCTATAAAAAAGGGAAGGAGCGAAGGCATACATGAAGTTGCTAATGCTCTGTACGATAAAGCTATTGGTGGCGACACCACATCCATCATATTCTACCTCAAGAAAAGGGATCGAGAGTCTTGGGGTGATGAATACATTGACCCAGTAAAAGAAATACCACCTATAAATATAATTTTAGATTCCGATGCAATTAACAAAGCCGCAGTCTGAAATATTCTTATCTGCGGCTAGATTTGTTTCTGTCGTGGCAGGGCGGCGCTTCGGGAAGACCTTTCTGGCTACAGCTTCTTTACTGAGGGCCGCTATCTCTGGAGATAATAAGAACGTCTGGTACGTTGCTCCAACCTATGGGGCGGCAAAAGAGATATGCTGGAACATGCTGATTAACACGATCCCGCAAGAGTATATTGCCAAGACTAACGAAACCTCTCTGACCATTAAGCTAATCAACGGATCATACATAGCCCTGAAGGGTGCAGAGAAACCAAACAACTTACGCGGACGGGCTTTGGACTTTGTTGTACTAGATGAGTTTGCCGATATGCGGCCAGAGACTTGGTACGAGGTAGTCAGAGCTTCGCTATCTGATAGGCAGGGGTCAGCTTTGTTTATCGGTACGCCAAAAGGTAGGAATCACTTTTACGATCTTTGGGCAAAAGGGAAAGATGGCGCGTTAGATTGGGAGTCATTCCAGTACACCACCATCGAGGGCGGCAACGTACCAGAGCAAGAAATACAGCAGGCAAAGTCTGATCTAGATGAAAGGACATTTAATCAAGAATATAATGCAGCGTTTGTAACTTATGCCGGTCTTATCTATTACGGGTTTAGCCGTGAAGAGTCCGTATTGGATATGGGCGATGATAGTGGTACACTCCACATTGGAATGGATTTTAACCTTGATCCCATGTCAGCCGTTATCTGCATTCGTAAAGGCGAGAAGCTGTATGCCGTTGACGAGATTGTCATGTATGGATCAAACACTGATGAGATGGTTGCGGAAATAATAGACCGCTACCCAAGGCGCAGTATAATTATTTATCCAGACCCAGCATCAAGACAGCGGAAAACCTCTGCTGGTGGTCGCACAGATTTGTCGATCTTACAGAACGCAGGATTTAGCGTTAAGGCGAAGAACTCACACGCATTGGTCAGGGACAGAATCAACGCTGTGAATAGTCGTTTACTATCGGGTGATGGTCAGCGGCATTTGTTTGTCAGCCCAAAATGCAAGCAAACTATTAAGAGCTTGGAGCGACAGACATACAAAGAAGGCACAAGTATTCCTAACAAAGACGATGGGTTTGATCACATGAATGATGCCCTTGGTTACTTAGTAGAATACCTGTTCCCTGTTCGCACAGAATACGACACTCCCCAACCGACTAGGTGGACTTGATGAGATTGAACGCAGATACAACGCACCCCGATTATGATAAATACGAAAGCCGCTGGGAGTTTTATGTTCGCAGCTACATGGGTGGAGAAGATTACTTTAATGGCGCATATCTAACGCGCTATATATCCGAAACCAGTGATGACTATGACCGCAGACTTGATCTGACCCCACTGGACAATCACTGTAAAAATATAGTCCATATCTATTCTAGCTTCCTTTGGCGAGTCCCGCCTACCAGAGCCTATAACAGCGCAGCAAATAACGTAGCCCTTGAGCCGTTTCTCGATGACTGTGATCTCGATGGTCGCAGCTTTAATGCGTTTATGCGTGAATGCCAGATATGGGCAAGCGTTTACGGGCATGTATGGGTGATGATGGATAAGCCTAAGTCAACAGCAGGAACTAAGGCAGAAGAGCTAGAGCAGGATATTAGACCCTATGTGACGATGTTTACGCCAGAGAACGTTCTGGATTGGAACTATGTCAGAACAGCAAGCGGTCGCTTTGAGCTTGATTACCTGAAGGTCAGAGAAAGCGTTGTCCGTGTTGACGAAACCACTACAGAAACCTATTACCGCGTTTGGTATAAAGACCGCGTGGAGCTATGGCATTCCGTGAATGACCTAGACAAGAAGATAGAAGTAGATAACAACGTACTGGGCCGCATCCCTGCGGTATTCCTGCCTGCTAACCGTAGCATCACTAGAGGTATTGGGCTTAGTGATATATCAGACGCATCCTATATGCAGAGGGCTATCTACCAAGAGCTATCAGAGATCGAGCAGTTAATCCGTATCTCTAATCACCCCACACTGGTTAAGTCATTCGGCACTGATGCTAGTGCTGGCGCTGGTGCAATTATCAATATGCCTGACGATATGGACGCAAGCCTAAAGCCGTATCAGATACAGCCTAGCGGCCAAAATCTTGATGCTGTTCGTGCATCGATAAACGATAAGGTCGAGTCAATTAACCGCATGTCACACATGGGGGCTGTACGCGGCACAGAAGCTATGACTATGAGTGGCGTGGCTATGCAGACAGAATTCCAAATGCTGAATGCTAAGTTAGCAGAAAAGGCTGATTTACTAGAGTTAGCAGAAGAGCAACTGTGGGGCTTATTCTGTGATTGGCAGGACATTACCCCTGACGTAGAGATATTCTACCCAGACGCATTCGACCTTCGTGATTACGATAAAGAACTATTATTCCTACAGCAGATGAAAGCGTCAGGCGTTCGGTCTGTTACTTTGTCGCAGGAAATTGATAAAAAGATTAGTGATCTTATCCTTGATGATGAAAACCTAGCCAGAGCGCATTCAGAGATAGAATCTGGCGCTCAAGTGTTAGGGCAATTTACCGAACAGGTTATTGAAGAAGAATAATGCCGACAGACGTTGATCACGTTGAAGAGTTATCGAGGATAGCCAAACTAAACCAAGAGCGTTTAGCTGCTGCTTTGATTACTTTAGAAGACCGGATAACTAGTCTACTAGCCGAAGCCCCTTTACGGGATGGCGAGTTATTTGATCTTGAGTGGGCTATACAAGCGCGAGCAGAAATACGTCAAATAGTAGAAGAAGAATATCTAACTGCTGTTGATGGAATAATCAGGGAGTATCAGGGCGTTGCTTTAAGCGCAACAGAAATGCTTGCTGGTTATGGCGCATTCACCAAGCTAGACCCAAGGATTATTAATCAATTACAGTCTCTACAGTTTCAGGGCTTCCAAGATATAGGATCTGAATACCTTGACGCTATATCAAAAGAAGTTTATCAAAACACATTAACGGGCAGGGCGTTTGCTGAAAGCGTTAAAACAATTAAAGAAGTATCCGGTGGTAGGCTGGCTAGATACGCTAACCAACAAGTGCATGATTCCCTGATGCAGTTTGATGCGTCAATAAATACTGCTATTGGTAAAGAGTCTGGCGCTACTAAGTGGAAATATGTTGGTAGGATTATAGAAACTACTAGACCGTTCTGCAGAAAGCACGAAGGAAAGATATTCACTACCGAAGAAATTGAAGAACTTTGGGCGAGTGACTGGGCAGGTAAAGCGTCTGGTGATCCGTTTATTGTACGCGGTGGCTATAATTGCGGCCATCAATTTAGACCAGTATTTGATGAGGAATAAATATGCCACAAGGTAAAGGAACATACGGTTCAAAAGTGGGCCGTCCTAAGAAAAAGAAGAAGAAGGTTAAAAAGTAACCAATTATGCTACACTTAGAATTCACCAATACTCTTTAAGAGGCACG